CGACTTCGGCTTCTCGCCCGTGTTTATGCCCGAGCAGGCGTTCGACTTCCAATCCGCGCTCATCGAGTGGGCGGTACTCAAAGGACGCGCGGCGATCTTCGCTGACTGCGGCCTCGGCAAAACTCTTATGGAACTGGCCTGGGCGGAAAACGTGCGCCGCAAGACCGGTGGCAACGTGCTTATTCTGACTTGCCTCGCTGTTGCCGGCCAGATGGTAGAGGAAGCGGAAAAGTTCGGCATCAAGGCGGCGCGGTCAATCGATGGAAAGCCTTGCGATGGCATCACCATTGCCAACTACGAACGGCTTCATCTGTTCAATGCCACCGATTTCGCTGGGGTGGTGTGCGACGAAAGCTCAATCCTGAAAAACTTCAACGGCACAACGAAAGCCGCTGTTACCGACTTCATGCGGAAGCGGCCTTACCGGCTACTTGCGACCGCCACGGCGGCTCCGAACGATTACGTCGAACTCGGCACGTCGTCGGAAGCGCTCGGCCATCTCGGCTACATGGATATGCTGAACAAGTTCTTTAAAAACGACCTGAACAATAGCGCATCGGGGCGGATGCGCGGCGAGGTCATCAAGTGGCGGCTTAAAGGCCATGCGGAAGTGCCATTCTGGCGTTGGGTGTGTTCGTGGGGCCGCGCCGTTCGCAAACCGTCCGATCTCGGTTTTGATGATGCATCGTTCAAGCTGCCGCCCTTGATCGAGCGGGAGCATATTGTGGAGGCGCGCACCGCGCCCGATGGCGCGTTGTTCGCCCTGCCAGCGCATGGTCTGATCGAGCAACGCGAGGAGCGTCGCCGAACGATTGAAGAGCGATGCGAAATGGCCGCGGCTATCGCCAATGCGACCACCGAACCGGTGCTGGTATGGTGCCACTTGAATGACGAAGCTGACGCCTTGGAAAAGGCAATAGACGGCGCAGTTCAGGTTAAAGGCAGCGACAGTGATGATCGCAAGGAGGATCGCTTGCTAGGTTTCGCCCGCGGCAAATATCGGGTGCTGGTCACGAAGCCTAAGATCGGGGCGTGGGGGCTGAATTATCAGCACTGCAATCGAGAGGTTTATTTCCCGTCGCACTCTTTCGAGCAATACTATCAGTCAATTCGACGGTGCTGGCGCTTCGGACAGAAGCGATCGGTTGAAGTCGATTTGATCGCCAGCGAGGGCGAGGTTGGCATCCTCGGCAACATGCAGCGCAAGGCTCAACAGGCTGACGTAATGTTTGCAGCCCTAGTCGAGCATATGAACGAGGCCATCGGCATTGAGCGCAGCAAGCAATTTACCGGGTCGGTTCGCCTTCCCGCTTGGCTTTAGGAGGAATTATGACAGTCAATAATCAGGTGATTTCAGATCAATACGCGCTCTACAACGGCGATTGCGTTGAGGTCATGGGCGAAATACCGGATGGCGCTATCCATCATTCGATCTATTCGCCTCCGTTCGCAGGCATGTATCAGTATTCGAGCAACGAACATGACCTGTCCAACTGTGGCGGGTACGAGGAGTTTTTCGAGCATTACGCGTTCGTCGTGCGCGATCTGGCGCGCATCACCATGCCCGGCCGCATCACGGCGGTTCACTGCATGGACGTGCCAAAATCCAACAGTGGCACCGATAGCTATCTCGACTTTCCAGGTGATATCATCCGGCTTCACCAGCGAGAGGGTTGGCTGTTCACCGGACGGCGCGTGATCTGGAAAGAGCCGCTAGAGGTTCGCCTGCGGACGATGCAAAAGAACCTCGCCCACGCATCGCTCGTCGCGGACAGCATTGATTGCGGGGTGGCGTCGGCGGACTATTTGCTGACGTTTCGCCGCGCTGGCAAGAACCCGGTGCCGGTCGCTCACCCGGTCGGAATGCTGGACTATGCGGGTGAGCGGCAGATGCCAGCCGATGTGTTGTCCTATCGTGGGTGGACAGGCAAGCAAACGGAGAACCGTTTCTCTCACTGGATCTGGCGTCAATACGCCGATTGCATGTGGGATGATATCCGCATGGGCCGGGTACTGCCGTTTCAGGACTGCCGCGAACCCGACGATGAGAAGCATGTCCATCCTCTGCAACTCGACGTAATCGACCGATGCGTCGAGTTGTTCACGAACAAACGCGAGACGGTTTTCACGCCGTTCATGGGCGTTGGGAGCGAGGTCTACAGCCCCGTCCTTCTAGGCCGGCGAGGCATGGGCGCCGAGTTGAAGGAGAGCTACTTTCGGCAGGCCGTGAAGAATATCGAAGCAGCAGCAGCAGGGCACCGCTTTGATCGCCGCAACGAGGAATTGTGCTTCAACTGATCGCAACGCGGCGGGCGTATCGCCGCACCAATGGAGGATGACATGAGCGAAGAACGCAACGATGGCATGGGCGGTGGACAGATCGCGGCGGACGAGTTGCGGCTTTTAGTCGAGCGAATGGAGCGCTTGGAGGAAGAGAAGAAAGGCATCGCCGACGACATCAAAGACGTGATGCAAGAGGCGAAAAGCCGCGGCTACGATGCCAAGGCCATCCGCCGCATCCTCGCCATCCGCAGGAAGAAGCGGGAGGAGTATCAGGAGGAGGAAGCGATCGTCGAGACGTACCTTCACGCTCTCGGCATGATCTGACCGGCCACCGGACGACGGGGTGCGATCCCGTCGCGAGGATAGCCGATCAGGAGGATATTATGACCGAGGACGCCCCACGCTGCCCCGACTGCAACGGACTTGCCGCTGGTCGATATCTAGCACGGTGGTATTGCTGGTTGTGCCATCGGGCGTTCGATTGGGTGCGCGCATGACCTCCGCATCCAGCCTTCCCGCCCGCCTCGCGCAAGGCCGGCTCAAACGCGGTGAGATGAACGCGAGCGAAAAGGCCTACGCGGATCACCTCGCACAGCGTCAGGCGGCTGGCGACGTGTTGGTGGCGCTACGAGGGCATCAAAGTCCGCCTGGCGGACGGCGCCTTCTATACCCCCGATTTCGCCGTCATGGTCGTAGACGGCACGATCGAGATGCACGAGGTCAAAGGCCAGTGGATGGACGACGCGCGGCTCAAAATTAAGCTGGCGGCGGACCAGTACCCGTTTCGGTTCGTGGCGTTGCGAACCGTGCCGAAATCGCGCGGCGGCGGGTGGGAGGTCGAGGACTTTTCGCGGTGGGGTGCGGAGTTGCTGCCGGGGCTGCGGGACAAGGGTGATGTGCCGCGGCCGGTTAGGCGCACCGCCGCAAAATAGCATGGCGGGCGGGGATGCGCTGCGGGTGCCGCTGCCAACGTATTGCCACAAAATCTAAAACAGGATATCACAAATAAATGACAAAGATTGAGAGCAGCGTTCCCATGCCGAAGCCTCGCGAGCGGCGCGGCAGGCCGCAGCGGTATCCATGGGAAAGCATGGGGGTCGGAGACAGTTTCGTCGCGCGGGGCGTGTCGCGCAACTCCATTCGGACGACCGCAACGTATCACGAAACCCGGCGCGGATGGCGCTTCCAAGTCGAGCCGGAAGGCGCCAATTTTCGCGTTTTCCGCATCGCCTGATCCATGGCGAGCGCCGGTTTCTATTTCATGCACCGGGGGTGGCAGGACCATCCCGTGTTTCGCGGCGAGGAGTTTTCGCGCCGTGATGCGTTTGTCTGGATGGTCGAGGAGGCATCGTATCGCGAGCGCAGGATCGCGGTCCCGAAAGGCGAGCTGATCTTGTCTCGCGGGCAATTTTCACACTCGCTTCGCTTCATGGCGAAGGCATGGAAGTGGGAAGAGCCCAAGGTGCGTCGGTTTATCGCATCGTTATCGAACGCGAAAATAATCGACGCATCAACCGACGCAGGACAGACGGTTATAACTGTCTGTAACTACGGCAAATATCAGGGGCTAGACGACGCACCCGACGCACCGATCGACGCAGAAATGACGCAGCAACGACGCGGCAACGACGCAAACAAGAAGAAGGAAATAAGGGAAGAAGGTAATAGAGGTTTATCTAACGATAAACCAACGCGCGAGACGCGCTCGAAATCGCCTGCGGTCACGCAACCCGATGACGTGGGCGAGGAGGTGTGGGTCGATTTCGTGCAGCACCGGCGGAACGTGAAAGCGCCTCTCACCGCGACGGCATTGGCCGGGATCAGGCGTGAGGCGAGCAAAGCGGGGTGGTCACTCGACGATGCGCTGCGGGAGTGCTGCAATCGCGGGTGGCGCGGGTTCAAGGCGGATTGGGTTCAACAAAATAATGGAGGTTCAAATGGCACAGGACGAAAACACGCAAGCGATCATGGCATCACATTCGATGCCGCACGGGCTTTCGTTGAAGGCCGATAGGCGGATTGTCGATTGTGTCGAGGATCGGAGGGAGTTCGCGAAAGCTGTCGGGCCTGCGCTGGCGCTAGTCGCCCCCTCCGGAATGCACGAAGGTGAGCGTAAAACTTGGCTGGGAGCGGCATTCATGGCGTTATACGGCTTGAGGTTGGATGAGATCATTGCAGCCATTCCTGCGGTTATGCGGAAAGTTGACCACCCCTCTAAAATCGTTCCGGCTATTGTGGCCGAAATCGAAAGCCCGCTGAACAAAATGATCCGACAAGCTGGACGTCCGCCACAATTGCCCGCTCCGACGCCAGTTGAAACCGCTGCTGAAAAGGCCGAGCGAGAGGAGGTGGGTCTGCTCATGAAAGGCTTGGTCCGCAAGTTAAGCGGCGGCATCGACTTGAGTGATTTGGATTAAATAATGACCACCCGCCCGTCTGCCATCGTCAAGCGCCTCGGACACGAGCAGGCCGCCGCGCTCTCCGCCATCGTCGGCGGGACGAAGATCGACGTACCTGGCAACCTCACGTCGAGCGCGTTCAGCGTGGGGCGGTTGCGGAAGCGGCTGGGGGACGGGCTGTTCGCGCTTCTGGTGTTTCACTTCGGCGGGACGCGAATTTACGTGCCTCAGGTCGATGCAGGACGGGCGCGGATTGACGGAGCCAAGGTTGCGAGGCTCACGCAACGCGGGTGGTCGGCAGCTCGGATCGCGCGGAAGATTGGGTGCAGTGACAGGGCAGTTTATCGTAGTCGGGCGAAGGCTCGGGCAATCGAGGAAGGGAGTTGCGGCAAATGACTGTTGAGCGAGAGATGGCGGCTTGGATGGCCCTAAAAGCCACGGAGAAGCGCGAGGAGGCGTGTTTGGGCGTCGGAAGGTCAGATGCAGCGTCATTTGAAAAAACAGGCGCTGACGGTGCTTCTCCGTGCGAAAATGGGGATATCGTTTTGCGCGTCGCCGAGGCCGTTCGTCGTCTTTTAGACGTGTCCGAGGAAGCCGCCGGCGTGGCGGCGCTGGTCGTGAAGCTGGCGGACGTGGATGCCGAACGCGCCGCCGCTCGCGCGCTGTTCGAGGATCGGGGTCCGGTCGGACACGGCGGTCGATACTCGATCCCCAAGTCGCACCGGGCGGAGGGCACGAACTTTGTCGACTGATCCGGCCGGTTTCAGCGATTGACACCTGCGCAACATCGCGCAAACGAAACGGGGCGCCGGTTGTGCTGACCGGCGCCCCTTCACCCGAGAAAGGACCTCGAATGAACGACCATGCGAATAGCGGCGATGTGCCGAACGCCGCAACCCCCGCGAGCGAGGATGCCGCGACGGGGCTGCGGGAGGCGGCACGGGCCATGGTGGAGGCTTGGGATCACGAGCCAGACTCCGAGGAGGCCTGCCATGCCCGGAACGCCCTTCTTCGCGCCCTCGCCAGCGAGACCCCCCCCAAGGCGGAGGTGGCGATACCGGCGGGGATGGTGGCGCACACCACGTCAGAGCGACCCGAGGATTGGGATGGTGGTGAGGTGCTGATGAAGGATCAGCCAAGTTCGCTGTCTGGCGCACCCGAACCGTATCTCTATCAGCCCGGCAACTCGTTCGTGTGGGACAATCGGTTACGCCCTCACGTCCGCGTCATCGCCTACACCCCCAAGCCCGGCGCTCCGGTGCAGGCGGAGGTGGAGCCTGCTGCACCGCCCAAACCGCACCCATTTGATGTTTTCGGGCATGATTGGGATGGCACGTTTCCGAAGGCGAACGAGGCGGTAGATGAACTGCGCCGCGCTGTGGATGCGATCATCGGCGATCTAGGGTCCGTTGATACGGACGGCTACTACACCGGCACCGTGCACCGCAGCGATGTGGAGTATCTGGAACGGTATCTCGCCTCCCTGCCGACCACCGAAGCCACCGGGGCGGGGGAGCGGGAGGCGTTCCAATCGCGAGTCCAGCCGTGGCTAATGGTGTGCTTCGGCGAGATGATCGCTGGCGACCGCGAGGAGCGCAACCACCGCTTCTTGGAAGAGGCGCTGGAACTGGTACAGGCGTGCGGCTGCACGGCCCACGAAGCGCATCAGCTTGTCGATTACGTCTACGGGCGCCCGATCGGCGAGCCGCATCAGGAGGTAGGCGGCGTCATGGTCACGCTCGCCGCGCTCTGTCTCGCCAACGGGCTGGATATGCACGCTGATGCGGAAACGGAACTGGCGCGCATCTGGACGAAGGTGGAAGCGATCCGTGCTAAACAGGCTGCAAAGCCGAAGCACTCGCCGCTGCCGGTTGCCCTCGCCACCCCGCGTCCGTCCGCGCCGGGGGAGGGGATGCGGTATCGCCATGTGAAGCGCGGCACCGTGTACGAGGTGATCGGCGAAGCTGAGTTGCAGATGGCAACCGTTGATCTTGTCGATGGGTCCGCTTTGGTGATCTATCGCGGCCAGGATGGCAAAATTTGGGCGCGCGAAGAAGGCGAGTTCCACGACGGCCGTTTCGCCACCCTCACCGCCGGAGGTTCACGATGAGCGGGGTCAGTACCGAGGCGCGGGCGAGGGAGGTGCTTGCCGAGCATATGTCATCCAAGCATTGGGGTGCGCTTATTCGCGAAGGCAATGACGATAACTGGGACGTCATCAAGCCGCGAGAAGCCGTCGCCGCCATGCTCGCCTTCGCAGCCGACGCGCCGCCGGGGTGGAAGGGGATCGAGAGTGCGCCATACGATCAGGAAGTGATCGTCCGCGTGTACGGCATGACCTTTCACGCCAAGCTGCTGGCGGATGTCAGCATGGATGAAGACGGGCAGCCCTGCGATCAATGGCAGGCAACGCGAGATGGTGAGTATCCTCCGTGCTGGTCGGAAGGTGGATGCTGGTCAAGCAACGAAAACGGCGATCCTAGTATGCAGCCCGACGCATGGCGACCCGCCGCGCCGACCCCGGAAGCCGCGGCGGAGGTGGGGACGTGACCGCTCGCAAGGGCGCAACCGGCGGTTTCAGCGTCGGAAGCGGAGGCCAGCGCGCCGAACGCATCAATCGCGGGATCAACGCCGCCCGTGACGCCAACGCCGAGCGCGTCCTATGCCCGCATTGCGAGTTGCGGATCACCCCGCACAATCTACAGCGCCATATCGCGCTTGTTCACGAGGAGGATTGATCATGTCCGACCGCTTCCGACCCGACGCTGCCGTTCGCCGCGTTTCGCCTCGCGCGGTGTGTAAAACCCCGATAGTCGCGCCCAGCTCGTCGACCTTCGCGAGCGAGACGAACAAGGACCGATCGGGCAAGCATGGGAGCGAGGTCGCTTGAACCGTCCGCCATCCCGGCAAGCCCGCCACCTCCTCGCTGATGCGGTCGCGGCAGAAGGTCCAGCATGGCACAATGCTTCCGAAGCGATCCGAAACAGCGCATATGCGAACACATGGATCGTCGCCGGGCTGGCCGCAGTTGACGAGGCGTTGAGAGTAGGGATTGATGACGACACGTGACGCATGGGCGGAAACGCTGACGGAAGCGGAGGAGCGCGCCGTCCGCGAATACATGGTCGATGGCAATGCTGTAGGGGCCTACACGCGGGCCGGCTACGGCGCCCGGAGCGCACTCAAGAACGCGTCCACCTATTTCAATCAGCCCCATATCGCTGCCGCGATCGTTCAGGCGCAATCCGAGCGGTCGGCGCGCACCGGGATCGACGCGGATTGGCTGCTGCGGCGACTGGCGGCCGAAGCGGACGCGGACGTGGCCGACCTCTACGACGCCGATGGCTTCCTCAAGCATCCCAAAGATTGGCCCGCGATTTGGCGCACGGGCCTTGTCGCCGGCATGGACGTGATGGAGGAGAAGCGAAACGACGTGATTACCTCCCGGCTGGTCAAGGTGAAGCTGGCGGATCGGTCCAAGCGGCTCGACATGATCGGCAAGCACGTCAACGTCCAGGCGTTCCGGGAGCGGATCGACCATGGGTTGACGCGTGAGGCGGCGCGCATGATTAGCGCGTCCATGTCGCCCAAGGAGGCGGCGGAGGCGTACAAGGAAGAGTTGGAGCGTGGCGACTGATTGGCAGGGATCATCGCCGCCCGACTATGTGGACGTGCTGATCCAGCGGCAGCATCGGCTACGTAAAATCCGGTCCTCTCCGGTCATGCTGGCGGGTGCGCTGGAATACTACCGCACCCGCCCCGCCACGTTTATCGAGCATTGGTGCAGCACATACGATCCGCGCAAGTCGGCAACCGATGCGCCTACCACGATGCCGTTCGTGCCATTCCCACGACAGCGCGACCTGATCGACTTCCTCTCTGCGCTAATTGACGCGCAGCAAGGCGGGCTAATCGAGAAAGCTCGGGATATGGGCGCGACTTGGCTGTCCTGCGCCTTTTCCGTATGGGCATGGCGCTTTTTGCCGGGAGCGTCGATCGGCTGGGGGTCGCGCAAGGAGCAGCTCGTCGACAAGATCGGTGACCCCGACAGCATCTTCGAGAAGATGCGGATCACCATTCGCAATCTACCGCGCGAGTTCTGGCCGGCTGGCTTTGACCTCGACGCGCATATGCCGTTTATGAAGATCGTCAACCCGGAGACCGGCGCGACGATCACAGGTGAGGCTGGCGACAATATCGGTCGTGGCGGGCGCAAGCTGATCTACTTCAAGGACGAGAGCGCGCACTACGAACGTCCCGAGAAGATCGAGGCCGCGCTCGCCGACACGACCAACGTGCAAATCGACATATCCAGCGTCAACGGAGTCGGGAACGTGTTTCATCGGCGACGCGAGGCGGGACGCGAGTGGCGGCGCGGGCGACCTCTCGCGACGGATCGCGCCAACGTGTTCGTCATGGATTGGAGCGATCACCCGGCCAAGGATCAGGCGTGGTACGATCAGCGCCGTGCGAAGGCCGAGGCGGACGGACTGCTGCACGTTTTCGCCCAAGAGGTGGACCGGAATTACGCGGCAGCGGTCGAAGGCATCATCATCCCGGCGGTGTGGGTGACGGCGGCGATCGACGCGCACGTCACGCTTGGATGGGAGATTGACGGGCGGCGTATCGCAGGGCTGGACGTAGCCGATGGCGGCATCGACAAGAACGCTATCGCGATCCGGCAGGGGCCAGTGCTGACGGACACGGAGGAATGGGGTGAGCGCGACACGGCATTGACCGCGCGCAAGGCTATCGCGTTCTGCGGTGACGGCCCGACGTTCCTGCAATATGACGCGATCGGCGTTGGCGCTGGCGTGAAGGCGGAAACGAACCGGCTGCGCGACGAGGGGCTGCTACCCGACAAGCTGCTGCTGACGCCGTGGATGGCGGGCGCGGCACCGCTAAAGCCCGACGATCCCGTCATCCCCGGCGACCCTGACAGCCCGCTCAATCGCGACTTCTATGCCAACCTCAAGGCGCAGGCATGGTGGTCGCTCCGGCAGCGGTTCGAGCGGACCTATCGCGCAGTCGTGGAAGGCGCGGAGTACGCCTCCGACGACATGATAAGCCTGCCGTCCACACTGCCCAATCTGGCAACGGTGCGGAAAGAGCTGTCACAGGCCACGCGCGGCTCGACCGGTGCGCTCAAACTGGTGGTCAACAAGTCGCCCGAGGGCACCAAGTCGCCCAACTTGGCTGACGCGATCGTCATGGCGTTCTGGCCCGCCGCCTTGTCGCTGCCCTTCGAGAGCATGAGCGCCGGCACCCGTGCGTCCGTGTCCGTCGTGGAGCGTGACAGCGGGCGGCGCTTTCGTGATAATGACGGCGACGGCGGCATCGGCTTCGGTTCCGCTTCCTCGAACAGTCAAGGACTAGCGTTCTGATGCCAAGCCCCGACGATTATCGCCGCGCCGCCGGTGGGCGCATCTCGACCGCCACTGGATTGTCAAGGCTTGATGTCGCTCCGCAGCCGACTGCGCCGATCCGGCAGGCATCACCGGAGAACGACGACGCCCCACCCGCACTGAACACGATGATTTCGCGATCAACTGACAGCGCGTGGCTCCCGGCGGCGTGGCTCAAGGCGGTGTCTACCAACGATGACCCGATCCTGCTCAAGGGCGGTGAAGGGCTGAAACTTTACGATGCGCTGCTGACCGACGAGACGGCCATGTCCACGCTTCAACAGCGGCGGCTTGCGATCACGTCCAAGGAGTATGAGGTCGTGCCGGGCGACGACGCTGACCCTCGGTCCATTAAGGCGGCGGACGACTTCCGCGTCATGATCGACGCGCTCGGGTTCGACCGTGTGACTGGTCTCCTTCACTATGCCGTGTGGTACGGCTATGCGGTTGGGGAGGGGCTCTATACGATCAAGGAGCATGACGGGCGGCTGATCGTGTGGCTCGACAACATCGTCGTGCCGGATCGTCGCCACTACGGCTTTACGTTGGAAGGCGAGCTGCGCCTCGTCGATGCGCTCACCAGCGGGATTGAGGGCGAAGCGCTGCCCGACAACAAGTTTCTGACGATCCGGACAGGCGGGACGCACGATTTTGCGTTCTACGGTTTGGGCCTTGCCCATTGGTGCTATTGGCCGATCTTCTTCAAGCGCGCGGCGATCAAGTTCTGGGCGCTCTACCTCGAAAAGCTTGGGCGTCCGACCGTCGCCATCGGCTTCGAGGTGGCGGACAAGGACGACACGATCAAGAAGGGCCAGCTTCTCGACGCGGCCATGTCAATCGGTCAGGACTCCGCCGTCCTGTTGCCCGCTGACTACATCAAGAACGAACTGGTCAAAATATTCGAGAGCCAGCGCAGCGGCAACAACGTCCAAGGCTACAAGGATTTCGTCACCGAGAACAACGAGGCGATCATGCGCGTCGTCCTCGGACAGCCGGGCACCTCGAAAGGCGTGTCGAGCGGCCTCAACTCCGATCAGGCCAGCGAACACGCGGGCGTCAAAGAGGAAATCGTCAAGGCCGATAGCGATCTGATTACGGACGCCATCGGCTCGACGTTCGGCAAGTGGGTCACGCGCTGGAACCACGGCGAGGACGTGAAGCCGCCGATTGTCCGCCGCATCCTCAAGGCCGGCGAGGACCTCACGAGTGTTGCTGACCGCGACGTGAAGCTCGACGGGATCGGGATTAGGCGGAGCGAGGATTCGATCAAGGCCACCTACGGCGACGGTTACGAAGTGGATCGCGAGACCACCGCGGAAAAGAACGCGCGCGAGACAGCGCTCGCCCAGGCGAAGGCCGGCGCGCTCGCCCCGCCTGCCGCCAACGACAATCCAGCGGAGAAGCGGCGCCGGATCGCCGAGTTTGCCGCCCAGGGCGGGGACAAGCCGTTCTCGCCGCTCTACGTCTCGCGCAAGCTGACACCGAAAAGCGCGCGGGAACTGATCGCCTGGGCGAAGTCGCAAGGCATCGCCTCGACCGTCCCGGCCGACGACTTGCATTGCACGATCCTCTACTCGAAAACGCCCGTCGACTGGTTCGATATGGCTGGCGAAGGATGGGATAGCGAGAACAGCCGCGTCGCACCCGGCGGCGTCCGGTTCGTCGAGCGGTTCGGCCATGGCGAGGCCGATGCGCCTATCGTCCTCCGCTTCAATGCCCCGGATTTCCGGTGGCGCCATGATCGCATGATTGAGGCCGGCGCGTCGTCCGATTATCCGGAATACAAGGCGCATATCACGATCAGCTATGACGCTCCCGACCTCGACCTTGCCGGGATCGATCCGTTCGTCGGCGAGCTGGTATTCGGCCCCGAGATATTCGAGCCGATCAAGGAAAAGCCGGCGGGCGACGAGTTCCACGCCTTCACGGCCCAGGACGAGGAGGCAATCGATCGGCTCATTCGCGCATCGGTCGAGCAGTCGTCGCCGCTGTTCGAGGCGATCGGCGAGGCGTTGCGCGGCCGGATGCAAGGCGTGACGACGGTAGAGGGCGCTCGGGTGGCCTTGCTGGGCGCGATGGAACAGTTCGACCCGACCGAACTTGCCAAGGCGCTCGCGCTGCCCATGCTCGCGGAGCGGGCCGCGGCGTCGATCGGTGCCGATGAGATGGTCGACGCGTGACACCCCGCGTCCGTGGCGGGACGGCTGGCATCCTCGCCGCCATCGCCGCGGGCAGGCTCGACCCGCTCGACGCGCGTTTGCCTGAGGAGCGCGAATTGCGTGGCCTGTCCGGGTCCGAACGCCGCGCGCTGATCCGCCGCCAGCGCAGGCGCGAAAGAAGGGATGCGGACCGCCTGCCGTTCTGATACACGATGGAAGCCGGGCTGTCCTGTCCCTCGCTGTCCGGTCCCTGAACTGGCCCGCCGCTCCCCCGCGGTGGGCCTTTTTCACAAAAGGCCGCGATATGTATTATCTCATGGTTGCGCTGATCGCCCTTCTCGCCCTCGCCGGGTGCGACCACACCGGCCGCATTTCGGAGCCTGCCCCCTCGCCGACCGCCACTCCTGCCGAGCCGACGACCGGCGGAACGTGTGGTGACGGTCGCATCCTCAAGCCGGGCGAACAGTGCCCGTGACCCCTTGCGTCCAGCCGCTACCGGCGGCATAGGGCGCGCAACCCGGCGCTGACGCCTCGAAACTGTTCGCATGGGATCGGAGGGAAGGCGTCGGGCGAGCCGATTGGGAAGGTTGCCACGGTAGGCGGTGGCACCAACGACCTTTCCGACCATTGCCGGGAAAAACCACAGTACGGGGACGCACTGGCCCACGTCGCAGTTCGCAAGAACATAGGTCGGCGAAACTGATTTGGGATCAACCGGAGGCAGCGCACGGAGACGGGTGCCGGCAGGACGGCCCCGCTGGAAACGGCGGGGCCGTTCGCGTATCTCCGCCCCATGCTGATCCGCTTCGACGCCGAGGACCGCCCCTCCCGCCCGCTCCGGCCGTTGCAGCTCGGCACCGGCGATATCCAGGCATGGATACTGGCGCGCGATCCGACCGCGATCGGCTCATACCTCGACCTTGCTCCCGAGGAATATGCGCGGGCGTTTACGGCGGCACAGACGATCGGCGCCGACGTGATTGACGACCTCTATTTCGGGCTGGTCGACACGGTAGCGCGCAACGGCAGCGCCGCCGACTTCTCGCAACAGGTCGTGCCGATCCTCCGCGCGAAAGGATGGTTAGGCGGCGATCAGGGGCAGATCGC